ATATGGCGTTCGAGATAACGCCCCAGAACAGGTAAAAGGCTTCTTGTCGGCTATGAATATTAGCCAAAAAAAACAGCTCAATCGGAGGGGGACCGCTCCCCAGGAGCGGCGCCAGATTTAGAGTTAATCAGTTACAAATACCCTATCTCAGCAAATGACTTACACCCATCGCTTCCCACCACTACATGATCAATCACCTTGATCTCCATCAGCCCCAGGGCTTCCTTCAGGCGCTCAGTGATTCGCCTATCTGAATCGCTGGGTTCAGGGTCACCACTGGGGTGGTTATGCACCAGAATGACGGCAGCGGCGTTATAGGCCAGCGCGGCTTTCAGCACTTCGCGTGGGTAAACGCTTGCGGTGTCGATGGTGCCACGAAAAAGCTCTTCAAAACGGATAACGCGGTGCTGGCTATCCAGGAATAAGACGCTGAACACCTCATGCTCGTAGTCTTGCAGCAATAATTGCAGGTGCTCAAAGGCTTGCGAGGGTTGGGTGATCTTGCGGCCTTTGGCCAGCTTGCGGCGCGCAAAGCGCTTGGCCATGGTGATAATATCGGTTTCAGTGACGGGCGAGGTAACGTGATAGGTACCCGCCACTTCCCCCGCTTTTAGTTTCGAGTGCGTCATGGTTGACTCCTAAAAAGAAAACGCCGGGGTGGTGGCCCCGGCGTCTATGTCGATATGTGATTTGTGGTTCGTCGATGATGAGTTTGGCTCATGCCACCATCACTTGACTAATGCGCCGCTCCATTTCTTCGTGGAAGGCCTCGACGCGCTCGGCAATGGTGCGGATCATGATGTCATCGCGGTAGGCGCGTTTGATGAATAGCGGCATACCCGGCCAGTAGCTCACGAAGTCGATCCATTCCCGCTCGCTGACCCAAAGCCCTCCCTGGCACTGTGGTACATGTTCCTCCGGTATTTCTCCTTTCAGCAGCACCTCGATCTGGAATTTGGGCAGCTTGGTTTTGATCTCCAGCAGCCCATTTGCACCGACCAGGCTGTCGGGCGAATAGCCAACACCGTGGTTGAGGATAAGGCCCACTTCCTGCGGTTCTGGCTCGCCAGTGGTGTTTCGGTAAAGCTCGCGTGCCACGCCTTCCAGCTCGTGGCCCCGCCGCGTATGGGCATTGCCCTGAAACGGCTCGGCCAATTCACCGGTCATCCGCTCACCCATCAACTGGTGCATGTAGGTAATGGCCCCGGCACCTAATCCACCAGGACCTTTACCCTTAACCAGCAACGTCTTCAGCTCCGACATGGTGACGCGCCCTAAGCGTGCCGCCAGCCACTCAGGAGAGCCTTGCGGCATATTGAGGATCTGCATGGTCGCCTCCTTTACTTTGTGTGTTAGAACGCGGGTTACTTAACGGCTCGCTTGGTGAGGGATGCCCGTAGCTTGTCAAAATCGCTGTAGGGCACCTGAACGGCAGACCCGTACTTGCCGCTGAACCACTCCTGCGTTGTGGCCGGACATTGGCTAATCAGCCGCTGGATCTGCCCCGCTTGAAAAGCGGTGACTGTCTTAATACCCGCTTTGGTGCTGGCGTTACCGTTATCGTCCTGGCCACGTGTGGTGATGTTGAGCAGTGCGCACAGCACGTAGCGCTTGCCATAGCTGGTAGAGGAACCAAACGCCTGCACCGCATTCTTGTTGCCGCTAATATCCGCCGGTAACAGCATGCTGGTTTCCTCGCGATGGCCGTCCTTGTGCATTAGTACGCCGGTGATCTGAATACCGCGCTCCTGCGTCTGAATACGAAAGCTCACCGCAAAGCCGTGCTTCTGCAGGATGGGGCGTACGGTATCGACGATATCCTCCAGGGTGGCGTAGAAGCCGTTATTGGTTTGTCCTCGCTCCTCAATGCTGGGCAGCTCGGTCTGCATGGCCGCCATGGCGGCGCTGTAGGCCATCATTGCCTGGCGATCCATGACGCGTTCCTGCATTTGTAGCAAGCGCTCCATCTTGTCGATATCGACGTCCGGGTTAAGCGCGGCCCGCTCGATCACCTGAATGATCGCGGTACTGTCAGCGGTTGGGTGGGCCTCAACCGACGCAGGCACGCCCACTGATTCGGCGTTATTAACCAAGGTGGGTGATGGGGACGTGGATGATGGCTGGGTTGTAGGGTGTCGCTGTGCCATGGGGCACCTCCAGAAATTGATCAACAGAAAATCAGGGCGAGAAGTGGTGTCTCTCTCGGTATCGGGTTAGTCAGCCATGTGCTCGGCCAGCGCCTCGGGGTCAATGGGCTCCAGGCGGACTTCCGCCCGGTAGAATTTGCCCTGGGCACAGACCACCGTGTCGGCGTAGTGGGCCTGCTTGGCCAGCAGGGCTTCGGTCAGTCGGGTCAGCCCGGTTTCGACGGTGTTGGATACGAAGGTCATGTCGGTACCTCGTCATATTGGCCCCATAGCAAAACGCCCGGCCTTTGAGGGGCCGGGCGTCTATGCCGTGGGGATAGGGTTTATGTGAATGAAGACAAATTGTTGGAGAAAAGCGTCCAGGCTGGCGTGCTATGCAACCAGCGCTAAGGCCGCGTCCAGGGCTTCCTGCTTGAGCTGCGCCCCCTGGCCGAACCACGCCGAGTCCATGCGGGTATCATTGCTGCGTGCCCGTTTCTCGTGGTCGACATACTCCGTCACGGCATTGAGCAACCCCCAGGCGGTATCCTTGGCCGTTACCAGGTGCGAACCGCGCCCTTCGCCGTGGTAAAGCTTCTGAACCTTATTGAGCGCTCGGTAATTGGGCAGCTTGGAGGGGTCGTCTATTGGCTTCTCAGCGCCGCAGAGCACCGACTGGAGGTACTGCTGCGCTTCACGGTGGTCGATCTTGCGTTCCGACAGGGCCTTCATGCGGTACATGAAGTCGTTCCACTGGGAAACGGATATCCCCAACTGACGTTTCACCGCACGCGGGTCGAACTCAGAACGGTGCGGCACCTTGACTGCCTGCGACGTTCCATCCACGGCAATCTGCAGCGTATTGTTGCACACCACCCGCACCGTGGTCGGCGTGGCCATGGTCGCCAGTGTCCCATCGCATGAGGTAGCCAGCAGTAGGTAGTCATTCACCTCATCCTGACCTTTCAGCGAGGTGCTCAAACCGCTGCGTGCCAGGGCCCAGAACTTGCGACCGCCCTTGAGCACACCGGCGGTTTCCAGCTCGTAACCGGCGTACTCGGTCAGGTCACGGTAAAACTCAAGGATTTCCTCGGGCTGCACCACCTTGTAGCGCTGCGACACCACCGACAGCGGGGCCTTGTTATCCGAGCGGTAGAGCACCTTCTGTTCGGGGAAAGAATGGATGCTGCCCAGGTGGCTTGCGCCCTCGGCAATAAAGCGCACCGGGGCTTCTTCGATGTGCCAGTTCATACCGGCCTGTTGTTGCCAGACTTCCAGCGGTTGATGGCGCGACAGTTGCTGCCCCAGGCCATGCCAAGGGGTGTCGCCCAAGTAAGCCATTTGTTCAACGAGATGAGCCATTACAAACTCCTTAAGATTTTTCGATATTAATAAGCGCGCACGGCATAACGGCCCGCCCTGAATAAGGCGGGCAAGCGGACGCGGGTAGAGGTAGTGAACGAATTAAGCGTTAGAAAGGGCCGCTGATAGGCGGTTACTCAGCGTGGGGACGAAAAGTGCATTCACAGGCACAGCAGGCGTAGTTATCGAGCATTTTTTGATCAATCTCATGGCCCAGCTTGGCACCGGCAACACCAAAGGTTGTGCCGCCTAATAACCCACCAAATACAGCACCGGACAGGCCACCAATCGTAATGCCCGCGGGCCCGACCATTGCGCCGACCAGCGCTCCTGCTTTGGCACCGCTAAGAGCACCGGCTGCCCCAGAGGCCGCACCGGCAGCCGCTCCCGTGGTACCGCCGACCTTTCTTCCAACATTGCGGGATATAACGTGTGGTGAACCACAATTGGGACAATGGATCGTCATGATAATTTTCCTCCATGGACAGCGAATGGATGCGTATCAAGCCATTCCTGATAGCTTCATGGAGGTAGTATGTGGCTGAGATTTTTTTGAATCGAATGAGAAAGTTGCACTCGATGTGTACATAGTATGTATCCGGCAGCAACGTAAAAAAGTGGGGAATGACGGCCTCCGGCGGCAAGTGCCGGAGTAATTAGACAGGGTGTAATTCTTTACACGGCGTGGCTATCTGATGCCACGAGTTCATTTCCGGTGAGAGTAGCTGACGTAGCTTTAAAACCCAGACAAGCAAGGGTACAGACTGCGTTTAAGGCAACGAATCCCGGCCTAGCCCTCTTGACGTATCTTACTGATTTTTAGGGGTCCGTTAGTATATATAGGAACATCGAACTAAGCGTATCTCCGAAGGAGTAATACAGCGCGAGTAAGCAACGATGAGCGCGTAGCAAGCTCACTCATGGGAAGCCGTCAATTCGGGATACTAGCAACGCTAAATTATCCTTGATGGTTATCTTTTCAAGGTGCTTATTCGAGGCGGGTAATGGTTCCTCTGCCAATGAATCGTGGCGATAGCCGTGAGCTTCATCAGCTCACTTTTTCCTAATCGTCAGCGAGACTTATCATCATGATCCACAAACCAAAGCGCTTAAAAGCCAATCGCAACCACACCCTCCATTACGAGCCAATCTTCATTACCGATGATCACATTGAGCTAAATGTCATGACCGATAAAGGTCCCCTACTGAGAGACTACCTCGAAGATGGGTATGAAGTTTTTAAAAAAGCCATAGATGCACACAGGCGGGTATTGGTACTACGCTTTGACCTGCAATTGCCGCTGGGGCTTACACTGCCAGACGACGCCGAGACCAATAAGGTAATTCGACGGTTTTTATCCTCGTTTCAGAGCAAGATCGATTCACACTTGAAGCGAAACGACGTGAAACATAAGTGCCCGGTTCGCCACATTATTGCCCGTGAAATTGGCACCAACAGCCAGCGCCCCCATTTTCACGTCATGTTGCTTCTGAACTGTAATGCCTTCCAAAATATGGGGAGTAGGGAATACGAGGGTAAAAACAATTTCTGGCGCATTGCTGAAGCTTGGGCCAGTGCGTTGGAGATCTCACCCAAAGAAGCCGCAAAAAGGGTGCAATGTACAAAGAAAAAGATTGGTTTTACTTTTTACCGCCTACAACCCAAGGATGGATACGCCCAGCTTTCTGAAGCGTTCTATCGGATGAGCTATTTCTGCAAGGCGCATACCAAAGCCTATGGTCTGCGCCACAGGGGGCTACTGACAAGTAATAAGTAGCACCTGCGCTACCATGATATAGGCCCGTCAACGCGGGCCTTTCCTTTTGGTATACAGGAGAGTTCTGATGGCACGATACCCTTGGCAACACCCTACCGCGTCGATAACCAGTGCTGCTGGTTCGAACACACCACCTCAACCCCAATCACAGACCTACCTGCCGGCATCATTAGACTCCGATCAATTACGATTAGCCGCCATGGAGCAGGATGAACCCAAGCGCCGAATAATCCGCGATGCTGCTGCCGTGCGTAAGCAGCGAGGGATTACTCAAGTCCAGATGGCTGAAGAGCTGGGGGTGCCGTGCCGCACCCTGGAGGAGTGGTTACAGGGGCGGCGCTATCCGAAAGGTCCAGGCATGACGTTGATTCGACGATGGGTAGTGCAACATAGCAGGAAACTTACCTGACGACAAAATGACAGCACATTGGCCAAAAAAGCGAAAAAAAGCCCTTGAGAAGAGCAGAAATGAAAAACATATTAACTCAGTTGTCGTCTTGTCTAGGTGGCTTAGGCTCCCTTAAGCTCTCAAAAGCATTTTAAAGGGGTCCACCGAATGTGCGCAGAAACAGGTGCGGATTGTTCCGAATCATCCATTTTCGATAGCTGCCAAAGGCAGCGTGATCCACGCTTGCCCAGCGACTCTAACCGTAGCCCGAAGTAAGCTACCAGCTTCTTACACCGACCAAACTCAGCCCCAAGGGCATTGGGGGTCTCCGGCCAACGAGAACGGTACGGGGGCGAGTCAGGGCAATGTGAATCCAGCACCTCCAGCCAATCTTTGACGGAGTGTGTGTAGCTGTCCTCACCATGAGCTTTGATGTAGCGCATCAACGCTGTCGCCACAGGGCTTTCGTCCACCGCGTCCTGCCACTCAATCGCCTGGAGGCTTTGAAAGGCCCTGCTGAATGCCTGATCGTCTCTACCAAGAAAACGCGCCACAATCACACCGATGCGATAAAAATCTTCCCACCCAGATGAGATTGGACCACTCAATATCACCAAGCCCTCCATCGCGTGAACTTCACCTAGCAGCTGCAGTAACGCCGCAAACGAATTAGGAAAAAGATGATTTTGATTACTTGGCCTATTTATCCAATCACTTGTGAGAGGGTGTTTAGCATCGAGCTGCAACGTCAAGGTTTGACGCTTTAGCGTAGGCTCCGTAATAACGCTCTTCTCGGCATTAAGCGCCACCGGACGCCGCGTCAAAAGCGGCGTGGAAAACTCCTTGGATTGCCCCCAATCAACACTCATCCCCGCCATCACGTGGCTCAAAGCGTGCTGTGCCGGAAGAGAGAGCGACGATACGTTATCCAAGCTAATCAGGTAATGTTCTTTCGCCAGCTGTCTGACGCGCTGGAGGTTCCGTGGTGTCTCCTGAATTAGTGATTCGGTACTGGGATTGATCAACTCTTTCATAATCAACAGCAACGTGCTCTTACCGTTTTCCGGTGCGCCGATGAGTTCCAGCAGCACCTGCCGTTTATAAGGCATCATCGCCAGCACCATCCAGGTAACGAGTAGAAGGTGATCATCCTGATCCAAGGGGAGTGAATTGAGGAGCATATTTAACGTATGTGGTGCATTAACTTGGCGTGAGGAAAACGGGGAGAATAAGCTTTTGGTGGGCCATAGCGTCGGGATAGCGGGCGTTTCCAACCACGACGCCTCTCTCCTTTTTGGCCAATAGCCCCAATACCCTAGGTGGCCTATCACTTGATACTGACCATTGGGTGCATAGCCCACCGGCCCCATTGAAATGTCCAGCTGTCTATCTGTGCCACGGGCACGCATAATCCGCACCGCCGTCTTGATCATCCCTCCTGAGATGGTAACTCCGTGATCGTGGGCCAACCGCTGGATAATACCAACCAGATACGCAGGATCAGCAGGCAATACCGCACCGTTGCTCTTGTCGATCAACAGCAACTGGCCAGTCGGCTCAGATATAAGTTCGTAATGCGTATAAAGCTGCTGCAAAACGCCCTCTTGCTTGCTGTATCCGCTGATCTCTAGCTTAGCGTTTGGCTGAGGCTGTTGGAGCTTGCGAGCGGAAATAGCACGTTTAAATGATGGGATCTCGTTGCTAGTACGAAAACTCGTAACGCTCCCGGTGGCTGGTAAGCCATCTAGCGTGTATTCCGTTGGCGGACCGCATTCACCGGTATATCTGTCAAAGTCAAATCCGAAATCAAGTTCGTTCATAGGGCTTTCTCGTCAGCAAGGGGTGAATTTAAGCACTTGCGATGGCCGCGCTGAGCGGCTAAGCTGATCAACATATTAGTTTTGACCCACTTATTAAACAACCCCTGGAGCACTGGCGATGGCCCGCCCCCTCAAACCTACTTTCAACCCGGCGGAGAGAGAGGAGCTTCACCGCCTTACCTCGGATGGCCCCCTTGAGATGACCTATATGAACAACGGGGAGTATGAACGTCAGAGCATGCGGACCAGCGAACCTGATCACCTCCAGCAGCTGCTCAACGCCGAACAACTAGCAGTTACCCATAGTCACTGGCGGCAAGCACCCAACTATCAATTATCGCCTATCGAAAGCAGGCACTCGATAAGGGTTGTACCAAGCGATGAGCTACGGAAATTAGTGTATGCATGGCAGGACTTAGCCGACGTGATGGAGACGTCAACCTCGTCCGCCAAGCAGCTGTCGCCCCGCCTTGAACATTTCTTTGCAGCCTATAAGACATTCATGCTGCGTTACCGAGAGGAGCTTCTTCAACAAAGGGAGGTTTTCGACCCTGGTCTGAATATCAATACCTTACGCCACGACATTGATAAACATTTAGAGGAGGGATTTGACTACTACCAGCAGGCTATACGAAGCCATACCTTCAGACGTGCTATCAAGCAAAACCAAACCAATCACAATCGTAACCGTCGCTCTCTGCTTAACTATGTGGAGGTTTTGTTGGAGGCCTATCCATCGCTGTATGTGCTGCACCTGGACCTGGGCTACAACGTATTCAATGACGCGACCATGCTCAAAGCCACGTATTCACGCCTACGGGAGGATCTGAACGCCTTGTTACACGCCCGACACCGCAACCCAATGTGGAAAGATGACCTGGTGGGGCACCTATGGAAGATCGAAGACGCTCCACTGAGACGTTTTCACGCGCACCTGTTTCTGTTCTACAACGGCGTTACCGCCGAACACCACCAACAGGATGTGAACCGCTTACAGCAGCGCTGGATTGAGGAGATTACGCATCAAGAGGGTGCGCTCTATGCGCGGAGAAAAGGTCAAAAATCGGTATGGGTTCCCGAAAACAGGGGGTACTTGATCACAAGCAACGATGTAACACAGGTACACCAATTAAAAGAGTATCTTAATTACTTGGTGCAGATCGATAAATTATTTGGCTTGGAGACATTGCCCCAGGCACGTGTATTTGGCAAGGGAAACGCGCCGAATCTGCCAACCATCGCACCCAATGAATAACACCATTGCTCAATTCAAGAATGGTGTTTTTTCGCCTGCTCTTTAACAATGCAGTAAATAGCACTCAGACATGTTAGCAGCTAGCTCGATCAGCTAACTGAGGTACTTGATTGAGTGATTGCCGAAGAAACGTCGCAAGTGGCTCGGCATTCCTCCCTACTAGAGGTGTTGTCTTATCCAAACGCTTAACCGTCTCGATATCGAGGATATATAGCTCGGGAATGGCGATGCCGAACTGATGCTGCAAGTCGGCAGGCCATGGTCTAACAGCCCCAGCATCAGCCAAGATCGAGAGAAGCTTTCTTGTTTCTTCCCGTAGGGCTATATAAGGGCGTACGTCTTCCAAACGATTTGCCGACTTCCCTACTAAATCATGGCTCGGCGAAAAAAAAGGAAACCCTCCGTTTTTTTCGTCTAGCAAACCGCTATCTACATCGAAAACAAGTCCCGCTTTCCCGTCAACATCTTCACCTGCTGCGAATGGATAATGCGTCAAAAAAACAGGCTGATAATTAGCAGTCCAAGCGCCCTGTTGAACAAAAGCGTTTTGATGAGGGCGCAACCCACATACCGCAACCAATTTCCAGCCAAAACGACCTTGGGTAATTGCTAACGGCATATCTACTGAAGCAGCTTGTGCTTCGGGGCCATAAAGGGGTATCAAGTGCCAGCAACTAGCGAACTCAAAATTATCAGGCTCATGCCAACTATGATTTTTGAAATCGATAGAGGTAACTATGCGAAAATCCAAAGCAAAACTCCGAAACAATATTAAGATTTAATCTTACCGGTTATTGCATGGAGCTGCATGAAAACAGGTTACCCCCACCTTCTTGCACTATAGCTACCAGAGGCAGATAGGTTCGTTCCACGCTATTATTCCCTGCACCACAGTCTTCAATGTAGGCACCGACAAACTCATCGAGTGCGTCGCCCGACGCAATGGATTCCGGGGAGTCGCCCAGCCGCAAACCACTGAATTTAGAGAGCGTAGCGACTGTCTCCAGGTTGGCTTGAGTTGCTCGTTCGGACAGTAGATACCCCCAAGCCGCTTGGTCGGGTAACGGAGGGAACGGGAGCCATATCAGGGCCTTAAGTATCGGTGTCGGCATCGCGGCCATATGGCCGCGATTATCCCGTGAGTTAGGTTCAAAGTTCATTAGATTGCGGCATAAAAAGCCGCACAGGGCGGCATTTGAGACTGCAAGCGTGGCTCGGCTGGATAGAATTCAGGGGCTGCCCTTTTTGGATAGCTTTTCGCTCAATAACAACCCCGGATCGATGTTCATGCAGAAGCACGCTCAATACCCAAGCGATATTTCCCGTAGGCAATCTGGCTGTCGATGAAACGGGCCTGTCACTTTGAGCATCACTCGCGCGGGAATTTGCGTGCGTCCCGCCTGATAAGACTTTTCTGCACTGGCTGGCTCCCACTGAACCCCTAGGCGATTCAATGCCTCTTTGGCGACTTGATCAAAGCCACCGGGCGCCGCAATCATTGGCTTACCCGTGATACGGTTTTGGCGCGCTTTGGCATATAGCCCCTTACCAATACGTACTAATCTTTCCCTACCCCCTGGCTGGCTGCTCTGTCGTCATCCAGCGGAAGCTGGTCTTCTGTTATCAACCCTAGGCATTTGACTGCAAATCTGACTGTTGGCATGGACGAAGGACTGAAAAATCAATACATTTGCGTATTGATAAAGTTACCACATAGAAAGGCAGCCTTGTATGAGTACAGCAAAAACGATCGGAGAGAGGCTACGCCATCTCATGGAAGAGCAGGGAATTGGTGAAAATGAATTGGCACGGCGCTCCAAGGTGCCACAGCCAACCATACATCGCATACTCAAGGGTGTAAGCAATTCTCCAAGAATCAATAATTTAGAGAAGTTAGCAGCCTCGTTAGGGACTACTGCTAGTTTTCTTGCCCATGGCGGTGGAGGCCAGGGTCTATTCGGGTTGTCGGACACGGGAATGCCGATGATAGGAGCGGCAGCATCTGCCTCAGCCGTATCTGCACGACATAACAGAGCGCCCCCTCACCCACGGTTTTGGTCGTACCCAATTCTCACCTGGTCCGAAGCTACACAAGCTAAACGGCAGAAAGCACCTACACCTGGCGATAAAAATCAATGTGAATCAAGTGATTACTTAAAGATCGGAATAGCTTTTTGGCTCAAGATGTGTGGTGATGCCATGGCAGCGCCGATCGGGGTCTCTCCTAGCCTACCTGAGAGGACTCTTGTGCTATTAGACACAGGTCTACAGGCGGTGCCTGGCAAGCTGGTCCTTGTCGAACTCCCTGACAGCCCGACGCCAACGCTCCGCATGTTGATAGAAGAGAGTGGTCGGCAGTATTTGAAACCACTTAACCCAGCCTACCCACTGATTTCATTAGACAATAAATGTCACATATTGGCGGTAGCTATCGAAGCTAGGATCAAATTGTAACTTCCCAAACCCATATCTCAGCTCCTCCACAAGCTAGGCTCACCCCTCCTAATGCGAAAACGTATTGACTATCTAATGCGTTTTAGTATTATAGCCTTATGACCAGCTCCATTAGGCAAAAGAGGCTTCCCATGTCAAACAAATTGCTAAAGCCAGAAGACGTTTCAGAAAAACTAGGAATGAGCCTCAGCTGGGTCTACAGCAAAAAACACAAGATCGGGTTCATCCAGTTTGGCAAAGCCATTCGCTTTGAGCACGAAGCCGTTACGGAGTACGCTAGAGGATGCAGGCGCGATCCTCAGTTAAAGGAGGATCGGGAATGGGATATACCGTTTCAAAGAGAAAAGACCGTGACACCTGGATCGTCCGAGCCAGGGTCAACGGCAAGCGTTCTCAACGAACTTTTCGCTCAGAAGGAGAAGCGAGGCAGTACGCACTAAAGGCAGAGGCTCAGCGTCAAGAAGATAAGTTCAATGGCGTAATGGGCCGTAAGCCCAAATACACGTTCTCAGAGGGGCTGCAGCGGATGGTCAGCGAATATGACGTTCGTTCCCAGAAGCAGCACATACTTCTGGTCGCCAGGTGGATGGATAAGCATGCCCCAGGCATCATCATTGGCCAGGAACTACTGGATGCCACTCGGAAAATGCAGAAGGCTCTTAAAGAGAATGGGTTGGCGCAGTCAACCATTAACAACCGGACTCAGGTTGTTAAACGAGTGCTGTCGCTGTCATATCGTGAATGGGACTGGATCGACTTGCCGCTCGACGGGAAGCTACGTAAGCCCTCGCCAAAAAATGAGCGCCACGTTTACCTCTCCGAACTGGAGCTTGCTGAGCTGCTGGAAGCTGTACCCGAGCGGTATGAGATCGAAAGGAAAGTGATTCTACTAGCGATGCTGACGGGAATGCGGCGAGGTGAGCTGATGGCGCTGGAACCGAAGAACGTTTATAACGGCCGGATTGTGCTCAAGCCAGACCAGACGAAAAACGGTAAACCCAGGGTCATTCCGCTTTCCGAAGAAGCAATTCCGCTGCTGGAAAGCTTACCGTTTGCAACAACGGGAGATCGAGTCAGGGGAGCGTTTGAGAAGGCCCGAGAAGCCATTGGTAGGCCAGACGTTCGTTTTCACGATATGCGCCACTGTTACGCTTCATTGCTCGCCAGCAAGGGGGAATCACTAACGAGTATCAGGGATTTGCTAGGGCATTCATCGCTGACTGTAACCAGCCGGTATGCTCACGCTGATCCAACTGTGGGTTAGCAGGAGATATGGCACAACGGTCTAATGTGGGACTATATACAGCAAAGCGGGATAAACAGGGATGAGCGGCGAAATTTAGCGCAGTAGATTCAGAAGGTTACGAGCACGAAGCCAGTATATAGCGCCAGCAGATTAGACACCAACAGTGCCAAAGGCGCGCAAATAGAAAAGAAGGCCGTTCCAATGTGGAGCGGCCTTTTTTGCAATTTAATTGGCACAGAATCTCAAGCCTTCTCTAGCCCACACCATGTTCGGCCCTTCGATTCGGTTACAAGAATGGAGTACTTGGGGCCAACCCCTCCAGCAGCTGCTTTCGCCTTTTCAAAAACATCTTCTCGCGTGGCCGCACCATCGAAAATATATTCGGCATCAGGTAGCTCATAGACTTGGCCACTGCTTCCTTCAATCTCTTTGCTGAAACCCTTCATCTCCATTCGAGCATACAGCTTCTCGTAATCGTCCCAATCCCCATCCTTCAAGACGATGCGCACTGTAAATGAAGCCATTCTACCTCCTATCTAATTGTTTTAACTTACTTACAACCACCCCGCCGACCACACGGCCCGCCCGATGATATCCAGTTCGTGCAAGCGGTCACGCGGTACAACCACTTCGCGGTATTCCTTGTTGGTGCTGATGATGCTCACGCCGTCGAAGTTGCGCTGTAAGCGCTTGGCGTAGAGGTGTCCATCCAGGCGGAGGATATAGATACCCTCACCCTCAATCGTGGTGCGAGTGTGGTCGATCAGCACGGTGTCACCGCTGTGCAGTATCGGCTCCATGCTGTCGCCATCAATGCGGATCGCAGAAAGGTGCTCCGGCGTTAGGCCCTGCTTGCGCAGTGAGTAGCGCGTGAAGCTGATGTGCGTTAGCACCCGACAGTTCTCGTTCCATGCTCCATCGCCAGCGCTGCACTGCGCGTCATACAGCGGCACAAAGGCGTAATCCTCCATGCCTGCAACTTCTTCCTGGCCACTCTCTTGTTTATCTCCCTCACCAGTAGCAAGCCAGCCCAGGGAGACATCGCTTGCTAACGCGATAGCGATAAGCGCTTTTCGACTAGGCTCACCTCCATTCAGATAACGCTGCAGCCCACTTTGCGAAACGCCAGCAGCTTTTGCCAAAGCGTTCACGCTCCCGTGATATTCAGCGAGGCTACGCAAGCGCTCTATAAACGCTTCATCTCTTTCAAGTTCTTTCTTAGAACTTGAAAGTGTCGAGCCATCTGAGCTTTCAACTTTCATGTTTAGCCAAGTCCTTGATATAAGAGCGGTTTAACCATATTCGACTAACAACCTAGTCAGAAAGAACTTTAAAAACCTCTATTCGACTTGATCACCTAACCGGATAGCGTTATGTTTATGGGGAACGACAGGTTAGACACCCCAAAAAAACGCCACCGAGGTGACGCCATGAACCAACAAATTCCTGCCAATCCAATCCAGCGCTGGGAGTGGCTGAAGTACCGACTCCGCAGCCAAGGTTCCAGCTTGCGCAAGTTAAGCGACGAGCTCGACGTCACCGGCAACGCAGTGCAACTGGTCAAGTACACGCCGTACCCACGCATGGAACGCGCTATCGCCAAAAAGCTTGGCTTAACCCCACAAGCCATTTGGCCAGAGCGCTGGAACCATGACGGCACCCCGTGCCGCGAACGCCCCAACCGTGCCGAGCTATGTCAGAAGTCAATGCGCGACAACACCAATACTAGCGTTTCTAACGCGTCTACGCATCGTCAAATGGTGCGGGAGGCTTAGTCATGAGGCGCGTCAAAGATACCCAAACGCTAGACATCTTCGAAGTGCCTGCCCCCGTGGTGCCTTTGCCGGGCAGTGGCAACTACGCCAGCCAGGTGAGCGAGCTTGTTGGCGTAGTGCTTAAAGACTGCCCCGTAGACCGATACGAAGTCGCGGCACAAATGAGCCGCCTTTCTGGCGACGACGTCTCCAAGCACATGTTGGACGCCTGGAGTTCACCGGGTCGTTGCGACCACAACATCCCTTTCTACCGCATTCCACTTTTGGAAGAAGTCTGCCAGAGCCACGTCTTTACCGACTGGATCGTTCACCTGCGTGGTGGACGCGTGGCCTATGGCCGTGAAGCGCTGGCCGCCGAGTACGGCAAACGCCAGCAGATGCTCGAAAAGCTCAAAGGCGACATGAAGGAACTCAAGCGGCTAATGGGGGATGACCAATGAACTGGTATTCCGCCAAAGAACTGGCCGGGCTGCCAGGTATGCCTGGCACCGTCCAGGGCGTTAAAGCCAAAGCCAAAACCCAAAGCTGGGAAGCACAAAAGCGCATGGGTCGCGGTGGCGGTTACGAATACGCCTTTGCCGTGCTGCCTATCGAAACCCAGAACGCGCTGCTTTTGGCACAGGCGGAGAACGCCGAACCCGCCCCCGCCAGCACCGTAGCCTCAACTCCCGAAGACCCGCGCCCAGGCCAGCAGCAGCTGACCGATGCTCAGCGCCAAGTGATGAGCGCCCGCGTGGCCTTCGTGCGAGAGATCGAGCGCATGAGCCGGATGGTTAGCCAGCAGCGCGCTATCGAAACGTTAGTCTCCCACGCGAGGGAAAACGATCTAACGCCGTACCTTAAAGAGCGCGTGGTATTGGCCAACGACCGTAAAACGGAGACACGCACCCTTAGCGAGCGCACCCTCAAGCGCTGGATGAGCGACTTTAAAAAGCACGGCGAGCGCGGCCTAGCCCCCAAGCGCCGTCAGGCAGACATGAGCATGCCACCCTGGGCCGGTGATTTTCTCAAGCGTTACCAGAAGCCGCAGAAGCCCAGCGTGGAAGCGGCCTATCAAATGCTGGTCGAACAGACCCCGCCGCCACACCCCTCTATCCACCAGGTGCGCCGCTGGCTTGCCAAGCTCAGCCCGGAAGCCCGCGAGCGTGGCCGCATGGGCGCGCATGAAATCAAGGCGCTCCAACCGTTCAAACGCCGTAGCAGCAAAGACCTTTGGCCCAACGATGTGTGGGTCGCGGATGGCCATACCTTCGACGCCGAGGTCATCAACCCGCTCACCGGCCAAGCGTTCCGCCCAGAAGTCACGCTGATCATCGACTGGGCGACGCGTCGCATCGTCGGCTTTGCCTTGAACCTTGCCGAATCCACCCTGGCCACGCTGGATGCGCTACGCGATGCCGTCAGCCGCGCGGGCATGTTCAATCTGTTTTACGTCGATAACGGCTCAGGCTTCGATAACGCCACAGTGTATGAAGTGGTCGATCGTCTGGGCGGCACCATCACCCACTCGCTGCCGTACAACTCCCAGGCACGCGGCGTGATCGAGCGCGCCCACCAAAGCACCTTGGTCAAGCTCGCCAAGACCATGAGCAGCTACATCGGCGCGGACATGGATAAAGAAGCATCGACCAGGGCGCACAAGCTAAGCCGCCGCGACATCAAGAAAGGCCTCAAGCCTGCCCTGATCCCCACGTTCCAGGAGTTCTTCGACCGGCTCAACGACGCCCTGGACGTCTATAACCACCGCCCACACTCGGGCCTTACCAAAATTCGCGACCTGGACAGCGGCAGGTTACGCCACCAAAGCCCGATTGAAGCCTGGAAGAACGCCGAGGCCGAAGGCTTTGAAGCGCTGACCGCGCCGAGTGATGTGGTCGCCTCGCTCATGCGCCCGCAAGAAGTGCGCAAAACCAACCGTGGCGAGGTTCGCATCAACGGCGGCACCTACTTTATGGACGCGCTGCGCGACTTCCACGGCGAAGAGATCCGCGTGGCGTGGGACTACCGCGATACCGCCAGCGTCGGCGTCTACACCCTGGAAGGCGAACACATCGGCAATGCGTTACTGGACGGCAACGCCACCACCGCCATGCCCGCCAGCATGATCCAGCGCGCCGCCGAGAAACGCGAAAAAGGTCAGCTCAACCGCCTGGCACAAAAAGCCAAAACCATCACCGGCAGCGATGTCGAGATCCGCGCCATTACCCCCGCTGCCAGCTACTCAGATGAAAAGCAGGCCGCCGCAGGCCGTGCCTACGCCAAACAACTGGCAGATGAAGGCACGCGCTTCCAGATACCTCAAGACAAGATGGCGCGCTACCGCCTTTGGAAAAAGCTGGATGCGCAGATGCAACAAGGGGAAGACGTGCCGAAAGAAGCGCGTGACTGGTACGAGCACTACCGGGAAAACAGAGACTTGAAAGCCATTGCAGAAGTAATGGACACGGACGGGCTGCCACCCGTCCGCAATCCGCGGGCCAGGTAACCACCTGGCCCACAACACCCGAAGCCAAGTAAGGAAGCACTATGAGTGTCAATGCCATTGTACCACTGACCAACGTTGGCCTGCTCGCCGCCGCCGTGTCCAGCGCCGCCCACCGTCCACCGGAACTGCCCGGCCTGGTCGTGATGTACGGCCCCAGCGGCTACGGCAAGAGCCTGGCAGCGGCCTACGCGGCCAACCTGCACCGCGCCTACTACGTCGAGTGCCGCGAAAGCTGGACCAAGAAAGCCTTTGTGGTCGCCGTACTGCGCGAGATGGGCATCATCCCCATGAAAACGCTCAGCGAGATGGTCGACCAGATCGCCGAGCAGCTCTCCCGCTCCGGCCGTCCGCTGATCATTGATGACGTCCAGTACGTGATCGACAAAGCCGCCGCCAACGTCCTCACCGACATCTATAACGCCAGCCAGGGCACGTTGATCCTGATCGGCGAGGAACGCGTGCCCGCCTCAATGGCCCGCCTGGAACGCCTGCATAACCGAGTACTGGAATGGGTGCCCGCCCAAGCCGCCAGCCTGGATGACGTCCGGGCACTGGCCGACAAAAGCTACCCAGAGCTTGAGATCGAAGACGACCTGCTGGAAACCGTCAACGACCGCGTTAAAGGCTGCCTGCGCCGCGTCGCCGTCAACCTCTACCAGATCAACTCTGAGGCTACCGCCAACGGCTGGACGATGGTCGGCCTGCGGGAATGGGGCGAGCGTGAGATCCACACCGGCCAACCACCGGCGCGGAGGGGCTGATCATGACAAAGACAGGCATGGCAAAACGTAAACCCCAACTCAACGCCCAAGGCCCCCGCATCGACCGCCAGGCCATCTGGGAAACCCTGCGCGATATGCACGCCAAAGGGTTGGCCATCACTACGGTCGATGTATCGCTGCTGATGCCCGATGCCGTTAGCCAGGGCCGCGTGCGCGACTACCTGAACGGCCTCGAAAAAGGCGGCTACCTCGCCCGTAAAGATGTGCCCCGCAAAAGCGGCGAGCCGGTGCAGTACGAGCTGGTTAAAGACGTCGGTGTGGAAGCCCCGCGTGTACGCAAAGACGGCTCCACGCCCACCGGTGGGCTGGGCCGTGAACAGATGTGGCGCACGCTCAAAATCATCGGCGACTGCACCGCCCGCGAGCTGGCGGACGCCGCCACCACGCCCCAGGTCGTCATAGCGGAACCCACCGCCAATGAATACCTGCGCTTTCTCGCAGCCGCCGAGTACGTCGCCGTTATTCGCGCGGGCGGGCCTGGCGTGCTGACGCGTTACCGCCTGGTCTCCAGCCGCTGGACCGGCCCGCGCGCGCCGATGATCCAGCGCACCAAGCAACTCTACGACCCCAACACCGGCGAAGTGGTGTACAGCCGCGTGACCCAAACCGAAGGGGGTGAGCCATGAACGCGCCTATCACACAAGACGTCATCCGCCGTACCCGCACCGTCGACATATCCAACTGGGGTGACGACGTGCCGCGCTGGATCGTGCTGCTCGCCGATGAAGTACGCGCCACCAACCGCAAGATCACCGCCGAGCGCATCGGCGTCTCGCGCAGTGCAGTGTCGTTGGCACTGGCCAACCGCTACCCCAGCCCCTCCACCGCGAGCATCGAAAAGAAGGTGTTGGAAGCGCTGGACGGCCTCGACTGCCCAGCGCTCGCGATCAAGATCAGTGCCGAGCAGTGCCGCGACTACCGCGCCCGCCCCGCGCCCACCCATAACCCCATGGCCATGCGCATGTGGCAGCACTGCCAGCGCTGCCCCCACAACCCCGACCGCCAGGGAGAAGAACAATGAGCGTTACCAACCTCTTCCCGCCCCAGCCGGATGGCTTCCATGTGCTGGATAAGGACGCCCAGCTGTACCGCGTTTTTGCGATGCCGCTGCCAGACCCTGAGCCGGGCGTTGCCAATGTTGCCCTGCACATCATTGGCGTCACCGTAGAAACCCGGCTCGAACTGCACCTGACCGACGATCAGGTGCGCAACGTACAGCGTGAACTTCAAACGGCCCTGAACCAGGTCAACGGAGGCGACCAATGACCCTTAAAGCCACCTGCCCCGAGTGCGGCATGACCGGCGACATGGCCGCCTTCGTCACCCAGGGCGAACACAACCAGGCGTTAGCGGCGGCACTGGATATGCCCGCGCTGCTGAGTAGCCGCATCGTGCGCTACTTAGGCTTTTTCCGGCCCGCCAGCCGAGCGCTGGCCAGTTCAAAAAGCGCCCGCCTGCTGACCGAGCTGAAAGACGTGATCACCAGCGGCGTGATCGAGCGCAAAGGCATCACGCGGGAGGCACCGCTCAAGGTGTGGGTGATGGCCCTCGACCAGATGCTGGAAAGCCCGCCTACCGGCTTACCGCTAAGCGGCCACGGCTACCTGTACGAAGTCGTCGCCCGCTGTGCTGACCGCTACGCCGGTGAACAGGAAAAGCTGCAAGAAGAAGCCAAGCGCAGCGGTGCCAAACCGCCTGCAAATCGTGCCACCGCTGCCGCGTTTCAAGAGCGCTCGACCGATGACGTGCTGGCCGAACATGCCCGTATGGCCAACCGCCAATCCACGGTGGCCAATGTCCAAAAGGGCCAGCGCCACAACGCCAAAACGACTGAGCAAGCCAATGCCCCCAAGCGCTTATCGGAGCTGTTGAAAGGGGCTGCCAGCAAGGGAGACGACCAATGACCACCTACAGCGATGAAACCCTGGAGCAATACGCCGACCGCTTCGTGCAGCTGCGGCTGGCCCGCCACGGCGTCAACCTGGCGCAGTACCTGGCCAACCCCGTGCAGTTTGAACGCCTGGCGTTGGAGCCGGAACCGCTACTACCCGCACAGCAAGCCGCCGTTTTGCGTATCTGGCAGCGCTGGGATACCGGCCTAGCCGAGCAGCCAGTCGCTGCACAGGAAAGCTCGGTACCGGACTGGGACTGGGACTGGCGCGACCTGCTGGATCGTTGGCACACCGAAACCGAGCAGGCCGAGCGAGCCGTGGCGCGTATGCAGCAGCGCAATGGAGCGTATGTCGAGCCGCTACACCACCACCGCCACAACCGGGGCAATGCGCGCACCACCGCCAATTTTGAACGTAAGCAAACCCGCAAAGGAGCCTGAAATGAGCGCCACCACCAACGCCATGCTTCGCCTGCTCAACATCGACGACATCGGCCAAGCCGCCGTATGCGATGTGCTTAACGACATGGCTGCCATCAACGCGGGCCAAGTGGCCATTCAGCTCAGCGACAACAGCGGCCAAGTACGCGGTGCGCTGGTATGCCTTAACGGCCCCGACAGCCAGCGTTATATCGACGCCTTTAACCGCGTCAGCGAAGAGCTCGAAAACGAACAGGAGTAACCCATGAATACCGAAGCAACCGACGCCCAGCAAATACCAGAAGGCTTCCGCATGGACGCCAAGGGCCGACTGGTGCCCGAAGAGCAGATCAAAGAGATCGACCAAATTCGCGATGAGCTGGTGCTCTCGATTATTGACCGCGCCTGTGAGCTGCGCGACCAGCTCCGCGATTTCAAAAGCGATGTGTTCAGCGAGATCGAAGCCTTCGTTCAAACCTCCGCCCAGGAGTACGACGTCCAGATCGGCGGCAAGAAAGGCAACATCCAGCTGGTCAGCTTCTGCGGCAAATACAAAGTGGTTCGGGCCATCCAGGAGCGGATCACGTTCGACGAACGCTTACAGGCTGCGAAGGCATTGATTGACGAATGCCTGCGCGAATGGACCGCTGATGCTCGGCCTGAATTGGCTGCCATTGTTCAAGACGCCTTCAGGGTCGACCAGGCTGGGAATATCCGCACTGGTGAAGTGCTGTCACTTCGTCGCCGCTTCGACATCAACGACAAGCGTTGGCTGAAGGCGATGGATGCAATTAGCGATGCCGTGCAGGTCACCGGCTCCAAGAGCTACATCCGCATCTATGAGCGGGTTGGCAGCACAGACCAGTACCGTCCCATCAGCCTAGATATCGCGGGGGTGTGAGATGAAATCAGCAACGATACGCGTCAGCCCAGCTATAGGCGGCTTTGTCGCCACGCTTCGAGGCAAGCGTGCAACCGGCATCACGCACCGCGAAGCGGCCTTAACAGTCGCACGTCAGGTGTATGGGCCGAAGGTTAACGTCGTCAACGACTACCTGCGCGACGCCGACCCGATGGCGGGCATCCAGTACCGCTACCACATCACGCATCAGCGAGGTGCCGCATGAGCCTACCAACAGAGATCCGCATTCGCCGCGCGTCTGGTAGCGGCTATGCCGCCAGCGGCGGCGGCCAGCGTGCTACATGCAGCTGGAGCCCAATGGAAGCCGCCCGCCGCTGCGCCGACAAGCTAGCCGGTGAAGGCCGCCACCGCCTGGAGCGCATCGAGGCGCGTGTCACCGACAAGGAAAAGGGCGTGCTCTACCGCTTCAAAGTCGAGGCCAAATAAGCGAAACGCCCCACACGGGGCGTCTGCTGGGCGTGGTGGCCTAGCACTGATGAGCAGCCAATGAGGTGGGCAATGGATAAATGGAAGCAACTAGAAGAGCATCTGTCTGGCGTTTTTGGCAACGCCACTGTGCTTGCTGGCGGCCATGAGGTGACGTTTAGCAAGTGCCTCGACCGAGAAAAGCTAGTCATCCAGGTCTTTGTGGATGGCTGGATGAAAGGTGTCTGGACAAACGTTGACGATGACGGAGAGCCACAGCATCCGGAAGGCCGCTTTTTCCGCCCGATGAAGCGCCGCGCTTGGAAGCTGAAACAGTACAAGGATCTGAAGAAGGTTTTCGGAAAGAAGGAAGCCGACCGCATGACCCAGCTACGAGTGGTTGGCTTTATGCCCTACTGGGGTAGCCCGCGCACGCTGATCAGTCACCTGAAAAAGAACTTCCCAGACCTTGAGATCAAGCCTGATGAGGTGTCGTCATGATCAGCAAAGGCAAGCTGGCACAAATCCACATCGCCAAGGCACAGCTGGGGCTAAGCGATGAAGACTATCGCGCCATCCTCGCCCGCACCGCAGGTGTTAGCAGTGCCAAAGATCTCACAAATCGCACCGTTGGCGGTGTGATGCATGAGTTCCGGCGGCTGGGCTTTGAGCCGAAGCCCGCCAAGAAAGCGGGCCGGAAGGCACCGCGCACGCCGCGTTCGCGCCAGAACGTAATGGCCAAGATCGAAGCGATGCTGACCCATGCTCAGCGCCCCTGGGCATACGCCGACAGCATGGCAAAACGCATGTTTAACGTTGAGCGGGTGGACTGGCTAGATGATGACCAGCTCCATCGGCTAATGACCGGTTTGATCATCGACGCCAAGCGGCAAGGACGGTATCCCGATGACCTCGCATAAGGCAGACAACCTCGATCTGGGCTTTGGTATTCCTAACGACGCGCTGGACTACCTCGACCCCGAGATCCTCAAGAAGTGGCCACAGGGTCTCTCAGACATGCTTACCGTGATCGAGAGCGCTCACATTCGCGCCGGTGATGAACCCAAGATAGCCCGCCGCCGAGCCTTTGCCGCCGTGCGGGCTATCAGTTCGTTTGCGGGTGGGCGGAGTCTTTACGTCCCCCAAGGCCGCCAGCTCGACCGCGCCCTGCGGGATCGGGAGATATGGGAGCGACACCGTGGCGACAACATCCCTCAACTGGTCGAAGACTACGAACTGACCGAGGCGCAGATCTACAGCATCCTCGCTGAGCAGCGTAAGCTCGCCCGCGCACGCTTACAGTCAGACCTGTTCGTTGATCGTGATAAAGGCTAAGCTAACTACGATTATAAAAATGGAGGCTGACTATGGGCTGGTTGAAAAAGATACATGAATGGCTTTTAAAAAAACCAAAGGACACACAGCCTAGAAAGGCCATGAATGTAAATGTGGTTGTAAGCCCTCCAACGGCACAAGATGAAACCATAAGCTCACTGCACAAAGAGGCCACCGCCGCCATTAATGAAAAAGATTTTGAAGGGGCTGTGGAGCGCCTTCAAAAAGCCTATGCAATGATGGTGGAAGCTCGAACCGATTACCCTATTGAGCGATATCTGCGCCTGCCCAATTACCTTCAGCAAGCAGGCCGCATGGAAGAAGCCGAAGCCATCTTTCAAGAGATGTTGTCCACGTGGCAACAAGGCAATGAGAAAGCGAGTATTCATAACCAAATGCGTATTGCTTACGGCCGTGAAAAGCGTTTTGATATTGCCACCGTGCACGGTATGCATAGCATCCTCTGGCGCTGTATCTCCTACACAGAGCACAGAACACCATTGCCGAAGGAAGAGTGGGCGACCTTAGAGCATTGGAAGCCAGAAGTAGAGAAGTTGTTGAAGCGCACTAAGCAAACAGAATTACTGGATCAAGTGCTCGATAAGCTGCAAGTTTTTCTGGCCAACCCTGACCGCGACCAACTGAAAAAAACGGCTGATGAAATCGAATCGATCATCCAAGCGCGTTGAATACAAAACGAATCCATAACCCGCCACGGCGGGTTGTTTGCTTTCTGGGGCACCAAAACTCCTAAACCGCTTGATTCCCGCCGCCTAGCCCAACCCCTCTAGCCTGAACCTCACTGCAACGTGCTTTCGTCACCCATGCAATGAGGCCTCTCCCATGCCCCGCAACGATCTTTCCAACCACTTCCAACGCCGCGAGTTCGCGTGTAAATGCGGCTGCGGCTTCGATACCGTCGACCTTGAAACCCTGGTGCTGCTGGAAGACATCCGCACCCATTTTGACGTACCCGTCACCATCAACAGCGGCTGCCGCTGTGAAGCTTACAACCGCAAGGTAGGCGGTGCTGCTGCCAGCCAGCACCTGTTAGGCCGCGCAGCTGACATCCGCGTGCAGGGCGTTGACCCCGCAGAGGTCGCCGAATACATCGAAACCCAGCACCCTGACGCCAGTGTTGGCCGCTACAACACCTTCACCCATGTGGATACACGCACAAGCGGCCCTGCCCGCTGGGGCGGGTGAGCAATGAGCCTGAAAGGTCTACTCGGCAATATCGACACCGAAGCGCTAAGTGGCGCGGTCTCCAAGGGTGCGCCGTTGCTTGGTTCGTTGATCGGCACCCCGGCCACTGGAGCCGCCATCGGCATGATTGCTAAAGCGCTAGGCACCGATGCCAATCCCGAATCGATTACCCAGAAGCTCGAACGCGATCCCGAGGCTACTGCCAAGCTTCAGAACCTGGAAAACGAACACCAGCAAACGCTAACCCGCATGGTGCTAGAAGCGGAAAGCGTGCGCCTGGGCGAAGTGAACAAGACCATGCGCGCCGAAGCCGCCAGCAACGATGCCTTTGTACGGCGCTGGCGGCCTACGTATGGGTACCTTACCGCTGCCGCCTGGTTTATCCAGATGACCGGCTTCACCGTCATTCTGGGCGTGGTGGCATTCCGCTCTCCCGGCGAGTTGGCCGCCGTAGTGGGTGCGCTGGGTGCCGTGCTGTCAGCGCTTCTAGGTTTGTGGAGCATAGCCCTGGCCGTACTCGGCATTAACGTGCATAAGCGCAGCCAGGATAAACAAGTGGCAGCAGGCCAAGCGCCCAAGGCGGGCTTTATGGATGCCATCGTCAAGCGCGTTGGCGGGTAACCAACCAAAGGGAACGTCATGGAGTTAATCAACTGGGCAGCCGCCAAGCTGTTTTTCGATATTGTCCAGGCGCTGTTTATGGCGGGCGTGGCGGTCTACGTGTACTGGACCAACAAGCACCGTGCCACGGGCACCGCCATCGAGCAGGTGAACACTCGCTTGGACGAGGTGGATAAGCATGTCTCACGCCTAGAACAAACGCTGGATAACCGACCCGGCTATAGCGAGATCGAGGCGTTACGCGGCGAGCTTTCCGAAATGAACCGTGGCATGGCCCAGGTCAACGCCCAGATGCAGAGCACCACGGCGCTGCTCAATCGCCTGCACGAATACCTGCTGACGGAGAAGAAAAACCGATGAGCTACCACGACTTTGAAACCGAGGGCCGTCGCTTGACGATCCTGCGCATTCTGGCTCGCCGCAACCAGTTCACGACTAACGAGTATTCGCTCAATGATGAGCTGAAAGGCGCGTATGCCCACATCGTCAGCCGCGACAAGCTACATGGCGATCTGGCGTGGCTGGAAGAACAAGACCTGGTGATTGTGCAGCAGCCCCGCGCCGGTTGGCTGATCACCTTGACCGGTCGCGGTGCCGACTGCGCTGAAGGCCTGGCCAACGTACCCGGCGTCGCCAAACCGCGCCCAGGGGTTTAATCATGCCGCCTCGCAATAAGGTGTTTGACCTACCGCCCGAAGTGCGTGAAGCGCTAAACGAGAAGCTCGTGAGCAGCGGCTTCCAGGGCTACGAAGCGTTAGCCGGGTGGCTCAGCGAGCGCGGTTATAACGTTTCCAAATCCAGCGTGCATCGGTATGGCCAGGATCTCCAGGAGGAGTTTGAAGAGGCCATGGGCGACGTGCGTAAAACCACCGAGCTAGCCCGCGCCATGGCCAGTGAAGGCGAAGACGAAAGCGGCCATCTTATCGACGCCACCGCACGCATCGTGCAAGACCAGCTGCTGCGTATTTCCATCGCCATGCGCAAGGCCGAGGAAGACCCGGCCAAAGCGGCTAAGCAATTGGGCAGTGTGACCAAGGCGCTGGCAGACATCGGCCGCGTCTCGCTTAGCCAAAAGAAATGGGCCAAAGAGCTACGGGTGGAAGTGGCCAAAGAGGCAGCGGAGAAGGCTGAGACAGCAGGCCGCGCCCAGGGGCTGACCAATGAAGGCGCAGCAGCACTTCGCGCCGCGATCCTTGAGGGCATGTCGTGAGTGCAGCTATCGATCAAAGCGTACTGCTGCCCTACCAGCAGCGTTGGGTAAACGACACTTCCGCCGTCAAGGTGATTGAGAAGTCGCGGCGTATCGGCCTCTCTTACGGTGAAGCGGCGGACGATGTGCTGTATGCCGCCTCCAGTGCAGGCGCGAACGTCTATTACATTTCCTACAACAAAGAGATGACCCAGGGGTTTATCCAGGATTGCGCCGGTTGGGCCAAGGCTTACCAGGCCGCTGCCAGCCAGATCGAGGAGTCGGTGATCGAGGCCGACGATAAGCAAGTCCTCACCTATACGATCAAGTTCGACAGTGGCCACCAGATCCAGGCGTTCACCTCCAACCCCCGGAACCTGCGCAGCAAGGGTCGGCCCGGCGAACGCCTGGTGATTGACGAAGCGGCTTTCGTGGATGACATCGACGAGCTGTTAAAAGCCGCGATGGCCATGACCATCTGGGGCGGCCAGATCCGCATCATCAGCACCCACAACGGTGATGAAAACCCGTTCAACGAACTGGTCAATGACATTCGTGCGGGCAAGTACGACTACAGCCTGCACCGCGTCGACCTGGATGAAGCGTTAGCCGATGGCTTCTACAAGCGTATCTGTAAAGTCACAGGGGTAACGTGGACACGCGCAGGCGAAGCCCAATGGCGTCAGCAACTGATCAACCGCTACAAGCCCAACGAAGACGAAGAACTATTTTGCATCCCCGCCCAGGGCGGCGGCACCTATCTAACAAGGGTGATGATTGAAGCCTGTATGGCAACCGCCCCAGTGCTGCGCTTCAACGGCACGCGGGATTTTAACGCCATGCCGGAGCCCATGCGTGCGGCAGTAATGGCTGACTGGATCAGCGACAACCTCAAGCCGGTGCTTGCCACCCTTAACCCGCGCCGCCAGCACGCCCTGGGCCAAGACTTTGCACGCAGTGGCGACCTTTCCGTCATCGCCCCTATAGAGATCGGCGAGACCCTGCACCGCACCGTGCCCTTCCTGATGGAGATGCACAACGTGCCGTTCAAGCAACAGGAGCAAGTGCTGTTTGCTATTGGGGATGCGCTGCCGCGTCTATGCGGTGTTGCCATCGACAGCCGAGGCAACGGCGCTTACATGGGCGAATCAGCTACCGATAAATGGGGGTCTATCGTCGACCAGGTCATGGCCACCGAAAACTGGTACCGGGAGCGGATGCCCCGCTATAAGGCTCGCTTTGAAGACGGCACCATCACCATTCCAAAAGATGATGGCCTAGTCGACGACCACCGCGCCTTCAAGTTGGTACGCGGCGTTGCCCGCTTGCCGGAAGGCAAAACCAGCGGCGAGCGCCACGGTGATGGCGCGATGGCCTGTGTGCTGGCTGATCATGCCGCCGAGATGGAAGCCGTTGAGATCGACTTCACCCCCGCGCCCCTGCCTGGTGTTTCCCGCCAGGATGACGACAGCGACGACATTGAACACACCGGATTCGGTATAGGAGGCGGCGCATGGTAAGCCCCAAAGCACTCATCAAAAAACTGTTTGGGAATGAAAGCAGTCAGGCGCTGGACGACGAACAAACCAACGATGCCCGCGTTGGCCAGCTCAAGCGCGAATTTGCCGAGCACCCCACCAAGGGGCTAAACCCCCACAAGCTCTACCAGATACTGGAAAGCGCCGAGCAAGGCGACCTGAAAGCGCAGTCTGAACTCTTCGACGACATGGAAGAGAAAGACCCGCAGATAGGAGCCGACCTCGGTAAGCGCCGCCAGTTAAGTGCAGAGCGTGAATGGCAGATCGTCCCGCCGGACGGCGCAGACGCACGCGAGAAGAAAGCCGCCGAGCAGGCGGCGGAAGTGTTCAGCGGTATCGAGGTGGAAGACCTCATCCTGGACTTGGGCACCGGCATCGGCCACGGCTGGGCCAACCTGGAGCTTGCCTGGGGTCGCGATGGCGCGATGCGCTATATCGAGCAGCCGACGCTGCGCCCGCATTCATGGTTCCGCCTGCACCCGGATGACCAGAACTGCATTACCCTGCGCGACATGAGCGCCACCGGTGCCGAGCTGTGGCCACTGGGCTGGATTCAGCACCGCCACCGCGCCAAGGCGGGCTATGTGGCACGCATGGGCCTGCACCGCATGCTGGCCTGGCCGTACCTGTTTCAAAACTACGCCCTGGGCGACCTGGCGCAACTGCTGGAAATCTACGGCATGCCCGCCCGCATCGGTAAGTACCCGAAGAACGCCACCGATAAAGAGAAAGCCACACTGCTGCGGGCCGTCGTTAGCTTGGGTCAAAACGCGGCGGGCATCATCCCAGACGGTATGTCGCTGGAATTCCTGGAAGCCGCTAGCGGCCGCGCCGATGTGTACAAAGCCATGATGGACTGGTGTGAGCGCGCGAAAGCCAAGGCGATCCTGGGCGGCACGCTCACCAGCGGTACCGGCGAAGGCACCAACACCAACGCCCTGGGCAACGTGCATGAGCGTGGGCAAATGAGCCTGATTAAGTCGGATGCGCGCCAGTACGCAGGCAGCATCGGCAAGAATATCTTGTGGCCCATGGCGGCGCTCAACTTCGGTATCGAAAAGCCCAGCCGCGCCCCGCGCTTCTACCTTGACACCGGCGAGACCGAAGACCTGGAACGCCTCTCCAAGAGTTTACCGACCATCGTCGACATGGGCGCTCGCATCCCCATGTGGTGGTTCCACGAGAAAAGCGGCATCCCCAAAGCCGCCGAAGGCGAAGAGGTGCTAATGCCAAAGGCAGCGCCAAGCCCCTTTGGTGCGCTGCGTTTGGCACAGTCTGCACCCCACAAGCGCATTGCGGCGCTACGCTTGGGCGATAGCGACGAACCCGATGCAGCCGACTTACAGCGGGAGCGCCTACAGCGTGAAGGCGACGCCGCCCTTGAACCCTGGGTGGAGCATATCCGCGCATTAGTCGATGAAGTCGAAAGCCTGGATGAACTGCGCGACCGCCTGGTCGAGCTGGCCCCCGACCTGCCGGTTGAAGACTTCGCCGAGGTGATGACCGAAGCGCTGGCCGCTGCCCACGTCGCTGGTCGCTACGACATTATCGAGGGGGTCTAATGCCTGCCGCCGAGTTTGGCTCGCTGCCGTTTGCCGAACAGATTGAGGCCATGCGCGAAAAGGTGGCCATCCCTACCAACACCTGGTCGGATGTGTACGGCGCAGAGAATGACCAGGCGTTCATGGTCGCCGGTGCTAGCCGCCAGGCCATCGTTGAAGACTTCCAGCGCTCCATCCAAACGATGATTGAGGAAGGCAAGACGCTGGCCGACTTCCGTAAGGACTTCGACCAGATCGTCGAGCGCCACGGCTGGGCCTACAAGGGCAGCCGAAGCTGGCGCACCCGCGTTATCTACGACACCAACCTGCGCCAAAGCTACGCCGCCGGGCGTGAACGCCAGATGGAAGACCCGGAGCTGCGACGCCTTCGGCCGTTTGGGCTTTACCGCCACGGCGGCAGCGAGAACCCGCGTTCAGCGCACCTGGCCAACGATGGCCGCGTTGTGCCGCTGGATGACCCCTGGTGGGATGTCTGGACGCCACAAAACGGCTACGGCTGTAGCTGCAAAAAGTTCATGATCAGCCGCCGCCAGGCGGAGCGCGAAGGCTACACGGTGTCCGAGCAAGGCCCCGACATCGAGTATGTCGAGCGCACCATTGGCGAGAACGGCCCCAACCCGCGCACGGTGAGCGTCCCCAAAGGCATCGACCCCGGCTTTGACCACCGGCCTGGCAGCGGCCGCGCAAGAAGCATCACGCCCAAGCCCACCGGCCAACCCGCTGCGCGTTCCGGCACCGTTTCGCCCGCACGCCAGGCACAGGACGACATGCCCGATTATCCAGAGGAAACAGCCGAACTGCTGGAGGAAGGCCAGCCGCCCGAGCAATACGTCGATGCGTTCCTGGAAGCCTTTGGCACCCGGCGCGGGGGTGACACGCGGCGCTTTACCGATGCTGTGGGCGAGTCGCTGCCGATCAGCGAGGACCTATTCCGCGACGGTCGCGGTGGCTGGTCGTTGCCAGATGATGGCCAGCACCTTGGCGCGTTGGCCCGCACACTACGCGAGCCGGATGAAATCTGGACGGCCCTGAAAACCATCGAAGGCGAGCGGCCGCGCCTGCGGAGGCGTTACCTGGCGCGCTTCGCGCTGGAAGGCGGCGAGGAAGGATTGTTCATGGTCGATTGGGGCCGCGATGGCTGGTCAGGCCAACGCCTGGACGATGCCGCCGAGCAGGAAGCCTTACGGAGTGGGGTTCGCCTGTATCGTCGTGGTAGTGAGGAGACAGACTAATGGCAGGCATCAAAATCGACTTTCGCATTGACGATGAGCGGGTTATGCGCGCCCTGGGCGAGCTCAACCAGCGAGGCCGCGACGCCCAGCCCGCCATGGCCGCGATTGGCGAAGACCTGGACCGCGCAACCCGCGACCGCTTTGATGAGCAGGTCTCGCCCAGTGGCGACCCGTGGGAGCCTCTCTCGGAAGGGTACCGCAAGCGAAAGCCGAAGCGACAGGATGAGATTCTAGTACTCAACGGCCACTTGCGAGACACGCTGCGCTACGATGCTGGGCCCGATTACCTCGAATTCGGCACCGATCGAAAATATGGGGCCACCCACCACTTCGGCGATGATGAGCGAGGCATACCGGAACGCTCTTGGCTAGGTTTCTCAAGTGACGATGAAGAGAACGCGATAGAGACCCTGCTCGACTATATGGGCGAGCCATTAGGCGAATAACCAACGCGGCTCTGTGAGCGCCGCTAAGCCAATAACCGCTACGTTGGCCCGACTTTTCCCCGCAAGGCGCGTTAGACCCGCGTTAGATTTTGATTTAGCTTGATATAGACGAAGTAGCTGCCGTTATGTAAGTGTGGTTCAAATCAAAAAATCCAGGGAACGTTTCATGGCACGTCGACCAGCCTATAAGAAAATTCATTATGTAAGAGCAGTGTATAGCCCCAATTCTCAGCCTGGCACTTCGTTCGATTGCTTGGTGCGTGAAGCTCTTACGCGCTTACAATCAGTAGCTGACACGGCAGTCACCATGGCTACTCTCGGAATAGTAGGCGTTAGGGCGCGTCATAGTGAGTGGAACAATCCCCGGGCTCCACTAAAATTAGCGTTAGGTGCAGGCACTCCAGATGAATCTATGGGTACTTTTGGCACTTCAGAGCCAGCACGAGAAGATGCAGATGCCCCTCATCACCCGCCAGAAGAACGAGCTT